CAGTGATGAGGTCGCTGACTACATCGAGAAGGGTCTTCATCGAGATATGACTGACCAAGATGTGATCGATTGGTGTGACAATAATCTTCTCGAGATATCGGAAATTTATCACAAGTACCGCGGATCTCGCTACGCGTATACCGACGCTGAACATGTGTTATTTTTCACACAAACCATCCACGATAGAACGGATGTGGGAGAAATGATTAGAACTTTCGTAGTTTGTCAGTGATTGTAATTTAAAGAAATAAACTTCCATTAAATTAATGGAAAATTGTGATGTCTGTTGTGAAAAGTTAAACAAGATAAATCACAAAAAAGTTGAATGTCCTTTTTGTGATTTAACTAGTTGTAGATCATGTTCTCAGAGATACATTCTTTCTACGTTCGAGGACCCACATTGTATGGGTTGTAAAACGTTATGGAATCGAGAATTTGTGGATTCTTTCTGCACCAAGTATTTTCGAAATACAGAGTTAAAACGACATCGTGAAAATGTTCTTCTCGAGAGGGAGAAGGCTCGCATGCCCGAGACACAACCAGAAGTTGAACGAATCATTCAGATGCGAAGACTTCGGCGCATAATACGACAACAGAAAGAAGATCTTCTCGAACTCCATCATCGTTATCGTACATACCAACTCGAAACTCCAATACCTATAGAAATCCGAAACCTGCACCGCGATATGGAAAATACCTACAGACAATTGGAACAACTTCGAGACGGTGGTACTCTCGTGGATAACGAACCCAGACGTTTTGTGAGACAATGCCCTGTCGAGGAGTGTAAAGGATTTCTTAACGAAGAGTGGTACTGTGGATTATGTGAACAACATTACTGTAAAAAGTGTAATGAAAGGAATGATGATGAACATGAATGTGATCCAGAAGTTGTGGAGACGATGAAACTTTTAAACAAAGATAGTAAATCGTGTCCCAAATGTGGAACAGTCATTCATAAGACGAGTGGGTGCGCTCAGATGTGGTGCATTTCGTGCCACACGGCTTTCAACTGGAGAACGGGGGAGATCGACACTGGAAGAATACACAACCCCCACTTCATTGAGTTCAAAAAGAAGACGATGATGTCTCGAGAACATGGTGACATCCCTTGTGGTGGTGTTCCAACATTTCGAGAACTCCGTGAAATTGGCGCCACAAATGAGATACTCCAATATGCGGTGGTGATACATCAAGTTGAGAGAGAAAACATGTACCTCGATACCAGACCTATAGATAACACCCACGTTCGGATAGCTTACATGCTCAACGATATAGATGAGAAGGATTTCAAGAATTTCCTACAGCGTCAAGAGAAGTACACAGATAAGACTCGAGATCTTTCCAACATTTTTGAGATGATGGCGAACACAGGTGGTGATCTTCTTCGTCAATATGTACTTGAACCCGAGCGTCACGACGAGATTGTGGATCTGTTACAAAAGATTGTAGATTATGGTAATGAAATTTTCGAAACAATTCGGAGACGATACAATTGTAGACTTCCCAGAAATATTTATGTATGAGTACAATAAGATGTTACTCCTGTTGTTCATAATAATTCTTGTTATTTATCTGTTACCCAAATATCCTACACCTCGTGTACTTGAAAATTTCCTGTCAGATGAAGAATGTGAGCATCTCATGAAAGAGGCTAAAAAGAACTTGGAGACATCTACTGTCACGACTTCAAAAAAGGTCGATGAAACCGTTCGTAAGAGTGATACTGCGTGGTTAGGAAGAGAAGATCCTATCGTCTTGAACATCATGGAGAGGTGTCTCAAGTACACTGACAGACCAATCGACAACTGTGAAAAGTTGCAGGTGCTCAGGTACAAACCTGGTGGATTCTACAAACCTCATCAAGACGCCTTTGAGAATGAGAAGAATATGAGAATGTACACATTCATCTTGGCACTCAATGATGACTACGAAGGTGGTGAAACATCCTTTCCAAACTTAAACAAAGAGTATAAACTCAACAAGGGGGATGCACTTCTTTTTGACACACTAGACAATTATGAGTTCATGACGTCCAAGGCTTTACATGGTGGGAAACCTGTAAAGTCTGGTGAAAAGTGGATATGTAATTTATGGGTCAGGAAATATCCTTACAGCTGATCACGAACCTTCTCACGGTTCGCCATGTGGATAGCCTCAATATCACCCTTATTCTGACCATGGTAGGGTGCAGCGTAATGGTTGTCACACATCCACTTGTTAACATTAGTCCAACCCTCATCATAGACCCAAACCTCGGCGAGAATGCGTCCAAACTTACCCCTCGAATCTGCTTCGGGGCATCTGAGTTCGATCTCGATATCATCCTTCTCAGATGCGACCGCCTTTAGGCACCACTCCTTGAGCTTCTTCTTCGAGAGGAGACCGAACTTCTTCTCTTCAGCATCTGAGGTGCGAGACTCAGGTGTGTCAATACCAAGAAGGCGTACACGCTGACGAGTGAGGACATCAAAACCCAGATCGATACAAACATCGATAGTATCACCATCGACAACCTTCTCTAGGGAGGAGACACGATACTTGAAGTTGCAGGCTTCGACGTTATAGGACATCTTATATCAATACTAGTAGCTAAATCTTTAATTCAAGAAGTGCGACTTCTTCGCCATCCATCTAAGGTAATACCTGTCATGTCCCTCATGGTCTTTCCACACATAGATGCGATGGATGAAAGTTCTCCTTCCGTTTGAAAATTTTTCAATACCCGCTGGTAAGTTACTACTCGGTCGGTGCTGTCCAAGTACTCGCAAGTCGTCGATGGTTTTGTTACCACCGTAGTCAGTTTTCTGTCCTCGACTGACACGAAAGTCATAGTCTTTTTTAGCGAGTTCTCTCATCCGTGCATTCAATTCGTCGATTGTTTGATATTCTTCACCGGTACTCATCAGCTCTTTCCCACAAACATCGACAGTAATCGGAATGGAAGGAGGGTGTGTAATGTCCATGGCTTCAGGTGTAAGAATATCATACTCTCGATACCACTGTCCAGACTTATTCCCCGAATATACAACTCCGTATGTGTCGTAGTCGTCTTTGACGGTCCTTCTAAAACTGGTGACTGCAGGTATGATGCGCAGCGTTCGATCGAGGTGTGTCTCTTTGGACAACTTCTTGAGCTTGGTGTTAAAATAAGCACTGACATACTCTGTATCTATAACACCCGTGTTCAGATACGAAAGATATCGTTCAAAATGTCCCTTGCACCCATAAATATCGATGCTGAGTTTTTCAAGTTCGACAGGTTCGTAATAACCCATGAAACGACCGATCAGACCTTGTGTAGAAGAATTATCAGACTTATCCTCGGAGCGGGAATCGTAGATTGTTTTTATGTTTGGATGAAAGCGGAAACGTTTCGAGCAGGTGTATTTGTCGATCAGAATGAAGACGGTTGACTTACCATAGTTCATATGGATGGCATCCCCAAAACTGATATCCTCATCGAACCAGTTATAATCCTTGTGTGTCTTGAGACCTGTGTCTACATAGTAATCAATCTCGGCAATTCTCAGCAACGACATGAAGTGTTCACGATCTTTTTGGTTTTTAATCCTGAACACATGGTTTCCGGTGACGTTCTTGATGAGTTTGACGAGGTTTTCTCTACCAACTTGGTAGTGAATATCAGTATTGTCAATCTTTGAAACATCAGAAAATCTGACGAGGCCATCTTCCATCAAGATCCTCTCCGTACCGTAGTAGGTTTCTCCATGTCTCATCCTCAAACTGTCAACATCTGTACTCACATCGGGATCAAATGCCAGTGAAATATCTTGTGGCGTTGCATCGATGTAGCAAATCATGATGTTGTATTTTTTGATGAGCTCATGGTTCAATCCAAGCATTTGCCACAACTTGTCGATTGTCATACCCTTTTGTAGCACTAAACGAGCCTCATCAATGAAGATAACAGCGTTGTAAAGAAGGTGGGGTTCCGACTTGATGCGATTTTGAAATTTTCGATCCTTTTCAACATCGTTGCGGTGATAGATATTCTCTTGTGGGATGAATTTCAGACTTCTCTTCATGTCAGGGACATAATCTTTACTAGAATAAGGACTGATGAGAAACATGTGGTCGCGATGCCTCATATTGAAATTATCACCATAGTCTCCGGGTAGAGTAGGCATGATGGTAGACAATTTGTATGCCAAACAATCGATCATGTCAGTTTTGCCTGCACCCATTTCAGCGGTGATTAAAAAGTGGTTAGGCATCGGTTGGTTTGTCTCATGACGACTCATCAACGAGTAGAACATATCATCCCAGCATTCTTCTTGGTTGTTGAACCACATTCCGTAGTAGGGTTCCCGTGCAATATCCGAAAAATTTTTGAAGTTGTCGTCGTATTTACGTCGTTCCCCAACATCGAGTTCCTTCCAGTCTTTAAAAACTTGTTCTTCGACTAAATCTTTCTGTCTCTGGCGATTACGTTCACAATACCTCTCACAATAAGCTTTCATACGTTCTGTAAAGTCGTTAATTTCTTTCTTCACTTTTTCACTTTCGAGGTCAATTTCACACTCGATCGGTGGTGTTTCAGTGGGTGTCTTGTTTGGACAACGGATTCTGTTATGACCATACTCCCTACATATCCCACATCGCTGTGTCCTCGAAGAAGATGTTTTAACAGTTGGTTCACAAAACATGTTTTGCTCTTGTATATTCAAAGATGTTATGAAATCTTTATGTGTCTTATCGTTAATGATAATGTTTCTTAAAGAATTGCGAGTACTTAAGTGTATGAAATGCATCGCATCCTTTTCTGAAAATAACCTCTACAAAATTAAGTTGGCCAAGACCAGGGTCAATACCCTCAACCAGCTATATCGTAGACCACCCATCAAGAGGGAACCCATGAGCGACCAAGTCGCGAATCCGAGACTTCGTCTACGCTACAGAGAAGCCATAGAAGAAGCACAGGAGATATGCGAGGAAGATGTCGAGTCGGAAGAATGTCATTGGGCTTGGGACGTGGTGGACGAACTCGAAGATGCACTCATGCGTAGATGATTGTGGTGGGTGGGGTATCTTCGTATCCATAAAAACGAATAGAAATTCCAAACAACGCTTGAAGGCGAGGACACAAAACATCGTTCACGTACACTTTCCATTCTAACAACTCTGTGTGGAAATATTCACACTTCTCCTCCCCGAAACCACGCTTCAGTAAGAAGTCTTCGTATCTTACCTCACGCATGATTATATCGACTTGGTGAGGTAAAGGTACCCTCAGTTTTTTAGCAGACTCGAAAATATCAATCACGTAGTAGCCGTGTGCGTCACATATGATGTTCACTTGCATGTCTGGAAATCCTTTGATGAATGCCTCAAAGTCTGCAGCACTTGGAAGTGTCGTGAATATGGTGTATCTACTATCATCTGGAATTTCTTTTAACACCGTCGGATGTGTGTGGTACGCGATAGGGGCATCAGTCCATTCGGATTTTAGCGCACTCGCATCTATGCGACGCCTCTCCTTCGACGTAGTGTAGGTCAAACCTTTGTACACAAACTGACCATGATTTATTTTGAAATCAGCTTTACCTCCATATTCCCACCTGTTCTTGGACGATAGTTTACTCACCGCTCGAAGATCTTTGACGAGTTTCGGTGGTAGTTGTATTCGCCTCGATACAGGCATCCTACATTACTTCAAGAAGTTTTCCTTATATTCTTTGCGACGACTCTTCCTACATTTTGAGGAGCAAAGTTGAGATAAAATTGGCGAATCGCTGTACTGTTCATGGCGGCGAGTTGATTTATTTGGTTAATGTTTGCTTGTCCAGACAATAGATATGGAATCATATCCATGAAAGTCACGTAGTATGTGGAGCAGGTACCGCGGGTATTATTCGCTTGGAGATTGGGTCCGTTATAGTATCGAACCCTTTGAGTTGGGATTTTCCACATGTTTTTGATGATTGGTACAATTTTTTTGCGCATTGTTTGTCCATATACAGACTGTCTCGAATATTCCCCATGAGGGTCGAATACCCAAATATACTTCTTCGCGGGATCGACAAGAACACTGACGGCGTGTCCAGCTTGGGGTGCTCGCATACCGACCATCAAGAAGTGTGGTTGCTTGGAAGGAACGATTCTCGAATTCACATTTGGAGTCCCAAACCCTTTAACAATCTTATCGATATTTTTCACGATACCATAATTACCCGATTCGATAGTGTAATCAAAAAAAGCCGAGACGATACCCATGTCATCGAAACGATTACGAGCCATCTTGAGATATCTGGGAATACCCGCTCGGGAACATGCCATACCCTCACCAATTTTGAGGGGTTGGATTTCAACTTCGCGTCCAGATGTTTTTAGAACTTTTCCATTTTCATTACCGTTTCTGGTTCGTTTGATACCCACCACAGGGTCAACGTTCATACGATTCACCATCTTACCTTAAATAAAGATTAAATTAGAGGGAATACAAATGGACATCGAGGCATTCGCTCGAGAGATCTACACTGACCTGGGACCTGGATATAGTGAGAGGGTCTACCACAATGCTATGGAGGTTATGTTAAGGGAAAAGTGTATCCCATATGAGTCTGAACGCGTCATCACGATTCCTTTTAGGGGTCATGTGATTGGAAACTTGAGGGCTGACATCATCATTAATAATAAGACTGTCCTAGAATTCAAGACTATCAAAACTCTGAATGACGCGGCGGAGTTGCAGGCTCGTAGTTATCTTCGTCTGACAGGTCTGAAGGAAGCGTATCTGGTAAACTACCCACCTCATCCTGGTCGGGAAGTTGAGGTCCGAAAGATTCTAGCGCAATCAGAAGAGGGAGTACCCGATACAGCGCTTGATAAAACCTTTGGGATTCCTCATACTGTGTCTGTGGATCTATTACAGCCGCTTGAAGAATACCTTCTGCCCTACGAAGAAGGGTCCGAGCTTCTTCGAGACAGTGTTGAATGGCGGGATCAGCTTGATTGATCGTCTCTAGATGAGGGAGTACATGGGTCTCCAACTCATATAGGGCGAGAAGTGCGGGTTCGTCTTGCATATTTATACACGATATTGGTATTTGGTAGGGTACTTAGGCTTGATTTCTATGTACACAGGAGTTCCACCATTTGGTGGTTTTCGACAGAAGTTTTTGCAGGTGCAACAGTCCCTAGGATTGGTGAGCTGCCTTTTGTTTGCGAAACATCTCAGAGGTAGGTGTATATCATTTTTGAGAAGACGAATGATACGATCGAGGATGATCATCTTATAATAACTTTTCACGCACCCAATCTCTATCCTTCTTAAAAATTTTAGACAGTTTGGGGTCGGTTCTCTTAAAGAGAATCATGAGAACATTGAGGCGTCTGAAGAGACCCAAAGGAGGCTCACCAGCCCGCACGACACGCATGAGCGCACGGTGTCGTGCGAGTTCGGACTTATCCTTCACACCCTCGTAGCCATGAGCACTGAGGATACCAGAGTTGCTGAGGGGGATGATGACCTTAGCTTTCATTACAATGAGACTAGAAAATTATACAGAATCGCAGAAGCTGGTGTAGATATTGTACTTGATGTCAGTCTTTGTTTTTTCAGTTCCGTGTCCAGATTTCACCTCATCAGCCCGCCACTTCTTGTACCATTCTCCATTTTGTACATTAGGGTTATAAACTGCTTCCAGAAACTCCTTTGTCTTTTCTTGTCCCCTCATCATACCCATGAACGCCCAACGAAAAAACATGTAAGTGTCGAACACCTGGATACATCCTTTGTGCCTCTCTGGGAAAAGTTCCAAGACTTTCACCGTATGATTGATGAGTCTACTTTTATTCGACATGGAGTCTGGCTGGTCGATGTAGAAATGCCTGAGATCTTCTCGCACCTTCTCGTAATCGTTCTTTCCGGTGCAGTTTGTCGGTTGCCCGACAGTCAGCGTCCGAAACTTGTCTCCAAAGTTGTACATTTTGACAAGATGTTGTTTGCGATCGTTGTTCCCAAACATAAGAGTGAGACGATCCTCAATCGCGCTTGAAAACAGACCGTTGGCGAATTTGAGCCACTCATCTCCTTCAAGACTGTGGGTGTTGGCAAGTTCACCTTTGCTTAAACTGAGTTGAGTATTCACATTATCCATCAACTCCCGACATTGACCGGCACTGAGATCTCGGTAAGTTGCAACCTGAATTTTAATCTGGAGAAAGTACTGTCGTTCGTGAATCTTCCATTGGGACCACTTACGTCCCTTCACAGCGAAGCCGTCGTCGAGGAAAAGCATGAGATTGAAGAATCGATGACCGGCGTCCAAGATGTAGGTCACATCTCTATCTTCTTCACTATCTTCTTCATGAACACAGTTGAAGATCCATGTAGTATGGGTCTGTTTACCTTCAAAAAGTGACAGGATGTAACTCGTCGCATCTTC